TTCAAAGGCCTCCTGCCACACGGCAAAAAATCACGGCTTCAGTGTGATGACGATAAGGGCATCTTGATTGATGGGTGCGTAGCACGTTTGCGGAAATATAAGCCAGAAGAGTATGAGATTATTATTGCACACTTTATTCTAGGTATTTCTTTACGCACTATTGCTAGGAAAAGGAAGTGTTCTGATGGGAAAATAAGAAATGAAATTCAGAACGCGCTCGGGTTCATTGCTGGCGTCATGTCTATGATTAATTAATCTGACGCTCCATCAGTTTTGATGGAGCATATCTTTAATGTTTATTCTAATCAAAATTAGAGAATTAAGCATGAACAGAACCGTAAGCAAGCCTAGCCATATGCAAACAATGGATATAAAGCCATATGGCACTAACCCTAGCGTGAACTGAGCAATTGCTGTACTAATCGATAACCAAATTGAAATATTGATAAAGCATGATAGTCTATCCAGTGGTTTTAGAATCTCTTTTTCAACAATATCATCAGTTTTTATTCGCCTTGAAAGCGCATATCTTTTACGGTAATGCTCTGAAGAAAAAAGTTTATCCTTAAGATTAACAATAACAAAAGTATGCAAAGACAGTAAAAATGACCCTACAGATATAAAACCAGAAAAAAAGTACCCACGTAAACTTTTTGCATAGAAATCATAAAAACCACTTTCGAATGTAGCAAACTTTTTCAAAATAAAAAATATTAATAATGAAATGAGAACTGAACAGAGAACCAGCCATAAAAGCTGGTTCTTAAACGAAGTAGATGTGAAGCGTTCAGCTAAATTCATGGTTTTTTGCTCCAGTTTCCATTTCTGACTTAATTATAACAATAATTGGATTTGTTGCAAAATTATCATCTGTTAGCCCGTTAACATGCTCAGCCATATCATCAAATTCATATTCAATAAAATATGATGGTGAATTTATTAAATCAACTATTCTTTCATTTCCGGCATGATCTATAGCTTCAATACGCCCTTTAGTAATATGTTGAATATTTCTAAATAACTGGCTTATATGATCTGCAATTGGTCGAACGTTAGTTCTATCATTTTCATCGATATTAAAGGTGACCTCAGTATTTCTTGTAAACTGTTCAACTCCTCTTAATTCAGGAGAAGTGAAATCAATAGTGTCAAAGCGGAATCCAGCACATTTTATTGAACTGAAAGCAGAAAGCGTAGTGACAATATCATTTCTGTCAACAAGTATATTGTAATTCACCCTATCAATGTATTTTGTATCAATAGCTTCCTTCTGAACTTCTGTAGCATTTCTTCCAAGAGCCTTTTTCTCTGCACTAATAGTCCTTCGTATAAATCTGTTTGATTGGGATTGAAGTCTGCTAAATAAATTATTAAGCGAGCATGAGCCTCGGTAATACAAATACAAACCTTTTAAAGAAGATTTATTGATACAAAAGAAATTAAAGTTGACCAGCTTATCTTCACCTTGAAGATCTTCGACTTTTATAGCGAATTTACCATCCTCGATCTTTGACAAGCAGTTTTTTCTTTGATTTTTGAATGTAAGTACCAATCCTGTAAAATAATCCTGCTCCTCATTAATCATAATCCTTCTTGAATAATCGGTGCGATGGATTATTTGAGTGTTAGAGGTCGTGAAGTTTCTAATAACTTCCAATAAATTAATGTGAGGATTGGTCGTGCTGATTGAAAATCCATTACCTTTGATTCGCATTCTAATTATTTCTCTTTGAAAGCATAAGTAGTGTGTAGAGGGTTATATAAAACCAAAAAACTAACGCGTACGCAAAAAGTATCGTAACCTGTTAAGAGTGGTCACTTCGACACAGTGCTTACCATCTAAACCCTGCCACTTGGCGGGTTTTTTGTTTTTCTGGAGGCAGACAATGAAAATCTATGTATGCCACTTCCACCCCAAAGGCTTCCTCCTTGCCTGTGAACAGCAAACTGACTTTTGGGTAAAACTTAGCCCAGTGGTTGGCTGGGGGCGATTCACCATGATCCGCCCCGATGATGAGTTCAGTACTACCGGAGGGCTTTTTCAATTAGCGGAAGTGCTGCCGGTAGACTCAGAACCCCCTTCGTCAGTAATTGAAGGGTCAAATGTTTTATGGCGTCTGCCGGAAGCTCACGAAGTTTTGAAATCAGCCCTGATTTCTTCTCCTCTGGGAGATTCGCGATCCGAATAATATCCTCCAGGGCTACGATTGTGCTGTCATGGAACCGTACCGTCTGCACATTTAGTATTGCCCCCAGACCGCCATCATCCCTTATGAAGTCTATTCCTTTATGCGTTATCGAAGGAACATCGGTTAAAACATAACCGCCTCCAACATCATAAAGCCCACTTTTGATTAAGCCATGTTGTTCAAGGTAAAGAAGATTAGCTGTTGATGTTTTTACATCAGGGAAATGCTCTAAAAGGGCTTCAGTTTCTTCTTCAGTGAGTTCCTCTGGGTAGGCTTCATAAAGTGTCTGCAGTATTTGTCGCTGTATATTCCGATCAAATTTGTCCATGTAAAAGTCCTTGTCTTGATTATGTTTTTAGCAAATTAACAATATCAGACAGGCTTAAAGGCTGCCATAAAGCGCCAATTACTTATCAGGCTCGCTTCGGCGGGCCTTTTTCGTATCTGGCTCACCGGGTGACATGCTCATTCCCTAATCCATCCGGGGCGCTGCTGCAACCAGCGCCAGAGCCACCTTCTTTGGTCGCTGGCCCTTTCCCTCAACAGGCCCTGTCGTGAATGCCCGGATGATCAACTGATCCAGCAAAAGCGGAATTGATTTTAAATGATGTACCCATCAAGCTTTTGTGTTTAAGAGCAAGGGCCTTTCCGCAATGTCATCTAAACTCCAGTAGTCGATATTTGCGACTAAAACGTATCTCGAGTGATCTATACCCTATGCGGAGGGGGCTATGAACCGATTTTCGGTGCAAAGCTGGACAACCGCGTTTACCTATATTTAATCTTAAATCACCCGACTTACCCTACTACAAAGAGTAAGTATCAGTTTGATGTGATGAGCTTCAATTGATATGCCCGATTAAGGACATTACATGCTATGGCTTGAACAAGGTTTGTATTTGAGGATAGAGGAACTTGAAAATGGACCCAGGCCTCTTCCTTTAAATAGTGGTTTCAGTCGGGAAACAGCATATCGTGCAATTGGCTGTTTTAACCCTTCTGAAACTTCGGACGCCTACTACATTCTTGCTAATGACAGAGATGAAATTTGGTTTATCTGTAACAGACATGTTCGTGTGGTTTGCATTGATACGCAGCGGAATGATTTTCGATACGCCATGCACAAGCATCCGCTGAAGCTTCTCTAGAATTTTTCATTCTCTTTATTCTCGCTAAGAGGCTGCCTGATGGCAGCCTTTTTTTATTTATATAGCACTTCCCTGATGTGGAGGTGGGGCATGTTACGTATGAATACAAGCAACGGCTTCTGGCCGTATGTCTGGTCCGGTATCACGGGGTTTTTGACCATGCTGACATTACAGGATGTGCTGTTTGCCCTGGGTGCTGTAGTGACTGCACTGTTTACCTGGCTGACTTATCGATCCAATAACAGGCGCAACCAGGCGCAAATTGAAGAATCCCGCCAGCGCACTGAAGAAGAACGCAAACGCACTGAAATTCTTAAAACGGCATATGCCCGTGGCGACGTATCGGAGATTAAACAGGCCGCTCAGGTTCTGGACGATATCGAAACCGTATTGCAGCCACAGCAGCAGGAGTAATTTATGGCATCCACACGTGCAAAACTCAGTGCGGCTATGCTGGCGCTCATCGCTGCAGGTGCTTCAGCGCCGGTTATGTTCGATCAGTTCATCGGTGAGAAAGAAGGCAATGCGCTGGTGGCCGTTGTTGACCCAGGCGGCGTCTGGTCATTGTGCCACGGCGTAACGGTCATTGATGGTAAGCGAGTTGTTAAAGGCCAGCGGGCCACTGAAGAGCAGTGCAAAAAAGTTAATGCCATTGAGCGTGACAAGGCGCTGGCTTGGGTGGACCGTAATATCAAAGTGCCGCTAACAGCCCCTCAAAAGGTAGGTATCGCGTCATTCTGCCCTTACAACCTCGGCCCCGGCAAATGCCTGCCGTCTACGTTCTTTTCCCGCCTCAATGCTGGCGACCGTAAAGGCGCTTGCGAGGCAATCCGTTGGTGGATTAAAGACGGTGGCCGCGACTGCCGGTTGACGAAGGCGCAGGCGAACGGGTGTTACGGTCAGGTTGAACGGCGGGATCAGGAAAGCGCGTTAACGTGTTGGGGACTGGACGAATGACTTCTAAAGCCTGGCTGTTAATCGGCATTGAGCTTCTTTTATCGGCCCTGATTATTTATGCCCTGCTCGGTCGGATTGGCGAAGAGTCCCGGCGAGCGGATAACGCCGAATCACTGGCTAAGCAGCGGCAGGAAACAATTAACGATATGACAGTGCGGCAGCGCGACGTTGCTGAACTGGATGCAAAATACACCGGAGAACTGGCAGATGCCAAAGCCAATATTGATCAACTTGAACGTGATGTTGCTACTGGCAAGCGTCGGCTGCAAGTCAGTGCCAAATGTCCAGCAAACGGAACGGCCAGCACCACCAGCCTGGATGATGCAACCGGCCCCCGACTTACTGACGCCGCTGAACGGGATTATTTCACCCTCAGAGAGCGAATCGAAACAGTCACCAAACAACTGACGGGCCTGCAGGCGTATGTGCGTGAGCAGTGTCTGAAATAAAAAAGAAGCCCTCTCGTGGGAGGGCAATATATGCAGAGTACTTCTTATGGGATTGAGGCGCCTCACAGCGCTGACTTGAGGAGTGAAATCTCATCCCTGAGCTCAACCCTGGTAAGGCGCTCTTTCCTTATGACTCGGGTTGAGTTTTGTCGAAAATGATTTAACAACAAGCGTAAGCGTGGAAAAAAACGATATGGAAGCGCAGGATTGAGAATGTTCTTAGATGATGATTGCTGCGGCCTTCAATCGCTGACGCCGCTGAACGGGATTATTTCACGCTCAGAGAGCGAATTGTCATAGTGATGAAGCAGGTTGGGTATTTGCAGGATTATATCAAAGAGCAGTGCTGAAATTGATGCTAAATTAACCTTTTCTTTACGGAGGGGTTATGAAAATAGATCAAGATTACCTTAAAGGTTTGCTTGAGGCGTTCGAGGCTTCTGATTTACCTGATACGGATATCAGTCGTCTTAATGAGCTTGGCTTCAACTGTCGAACAGACACATTTGTTTTCCACATGCGCCTGCTGGAAGATAGAGGTCTGATAGTTAGGAGTGATGGAGACCCCGGTTTTGGTGCTTTTAGTTCTTTAGATGGCTCAACTCACTGGGCTGTAATGCCATTAAGGCTGACGGCATTAGGGCATGATTTTTTGGATGCACTCAGAAACCAAGAGGTGTGGTCAACTCTGAAAACAGGCTTTAAAGATGCAAGCATGGGCACATTAATGACCGTATCAAAAGAGTTGTTCAATCGAGCCCTAAATAAACAGCTTGATAGAATATTCGATTAACCTCCTCCAGACGTTTGTTTGTGCCCATTTCCATGGGCATTACAGCAGGCATTCACTGAGTGCTTGTGATAATGTAAAATCTCCATCTTAAAAAGAGGTGATCTCTAATGGCGAGCAATAACAAAAAAGAAATTGCGCTTGAACAGGCCTTAATTGCTGTGTTGTCAGCAGTGAAAGAATCCAATATTGACGTTGATAATTTAGTAAAAAACGCAAATCATGTGATTTTGAATAGCGCACATAAACACAATGTTGTTGATGATCACGACATTAGAACCTACGCAATTGAAATTATAAAATCCTTTGCTGAGAGGGTCTGATCAATCCTCTCATTTGATGGAGGCTGCATTCAGCTGCTTGTATGTACCTACGCTAAGCCACTGGCATCCGCTGGTGGCTTTTTTATTGCGCCTTCGCGCAAACCCTAACGAGTTAGAAATGAAAAATCTCAAAGTTACCATTAACAACCTGATGGAGTTTGCCGATGGTATTGTCCAGGGTGCGGACGTAACGTTTATAGTGTGGCAGGCCGGAAAAGTATTAGTTGAAGATTCGCTGTCAGGCAAAGCTACCGGGCCGTATGAGCGAAATTATGAAGTAATGGGATCCGATGCAAGTGTGGTTGTAGAACACAACCGCCCTGACCTGACCCACTTGTCTATCACTGCTGCTATTGTTTAGGATCGTTTCTTTCTACCGCTCAATTTCATAGCATGTGCTCCGGGTACCCAAAGGAGAAGACTATGTTTGTAGCAGAAGGCTTGAAACCAGATCTTAATAATGAAGGATGGGTTAAGGGTTGGGGTGTTGTGAGTAATGATCCATGGAATTTGGTTGGTGTCTACGCAACAAAGGATGTTGCTGAAACCAAATGTTCCCAACTAAGCGGCGACTATCTCGTCCGTTATGGCTCCCACCGAATAGGCAGTGATGATTTTGTCTGGAGCGAAACGTCCTAATGATGTTTTGATTTTGGCATTTCTGGCCCCGCATTTGCGGGGTTTTTTATGCGCCTCGCACGCGCAGCCTAACGATATCTTTCAGTAGTGAGCCTGGGGCATTCCGCTTTATCGGGCGGTCTTCCCGTGCGACAGGCTCACACCTAAAAGGAAATTCACATGCAGGTCACTATTGATGGTGTCCCGTATGCACCTGTCTGTAATTCACTAGGGCGAATCGGCATCGCGATCAGCACCTACAATCGACCAGCGGTGCTTTTCCGCGCCATTGAGCAGCATCTGAAATATCTCCCCGCTGGTGCGCTGGTGGTGGTTATTGATGATGGGTCTCAACCAGCGGCAGTGGTTCCTGACGGTGTGCAGCTCCGGCGCCTTGAGGTTTCTCAGGGTATTGTCGCCGCCAAGAACGCCAGCCTTTCAGCGCTGGTGGATGTCGGGTGCGAGCACCTGTTTCTGTTCGATGATGATGCCTGGCCTATTGCCGATAACTGGCACCTGCCATACATCGGATCACCTGAGCCCCACCTTGCTTATCAGTTTCTCGATCTGGCGGGTACCCGCAAGCTGAACGATATTTCGGTTCTGTATCGTGATGAGCGGCATGTGGCCTACACCGGGCAGCGTGGCGTGATGCTTTATTACCACTACAGCGCGATTGAGCGTGTCGGCGGCTTTGACCCGGTTTATGGGCGCGGCATGTATGAGCATTCCGACCTCGCTACCCGGATTCATAATGCAGGGCTGACAACGTGGGCATTCGCTGATGTGGCTGGCTCTGAGAGGCTGATTTATTCGCTGGATGAGCACGAGGCTGTAGAGCGTTCGGTACCACGACCTGATCGTGATGAGCTGGTTAGCCGGAACGTCACCATACATAACAGCCGCCGGGACAGTGGTTATACAGGTTATGCGGAGTTTCGTGATCAGCATGATGTGGTCATAACCACGTTACTCACCAGTGAGCCTGACCCGCAGCGCAAAGAACGTTTAAAGCCTGATGCCGGAATGCTTAAAGCATGGGCTTCATCTGTTCGTGGCGCTTCCGCTGTTGTGCTGGCTGATGAACTCAGCGAAGCACCCAACGGCGCGCAGCTGGTGAGTGTGCCTAAGGTAGCAATGAACGTCTATTTCCGGCGCTGGCTCCATATCTGGCAATTCCTGCGTGAACATCATGAATACCGGTTCGTCTGGTGTACTGATGGCACTGACGTGCAGATGCTGAGTGAGCCGTGGGCGCAGATGTCGCCATCCCATATTTACATTGGTTCCGAACCGAAAACCTATGCCGACCCGTGGGCAGCCAGCAACCATCCCGAAAGCATCTATCAACAATTCATTGAGCACCATCGCAATGATGTGATGCTCAATGCTGGACTGTTGGGTGGCACCCGCGAAGATGTCATGGCGATAGCTCACGGGATCGTGCGGCTCTACTACCTGACTGAAAGCAACCGGTTCTGGAAGAAAGAGCAGCCAGCTGCTGCTGTTGGCGACATGCTGGCGTTCGGTATTGTGGCGCACCGTTTTAGTGAGCGACTGATTACTGGTCCTCTGGTGCACACGGTATTCAAAACAAACGGTATCGGTAAGGAGTACGCCTGGTGGATGCACAAGTGAAGTTTGCAGTGGTAGGGCATCACTCGCGGTTTGCTCAGGCCATCATGCTGGTCAATGAGCTGGGCGCTCAACTCTTCATGGATGAAGGACAGCATGGCGCGAACTGGAATCACCGCCGTGCACTGGACTGGGCAGCCAGCCAGAAATGTAGAGTGGTCATCGTTGAGGATGATGCGCGACCTGTCCGTGGATTCGTAGAGAAGGTCTCTGCCTGGCTCAATGATAAGCCTGACGATCTCATCAGCTTTTACCTCGGTACGGGTCGCCCGCCTCAATATCAGGCGGCGATAGCTCAACGCCTGATTGCTGCTGATAAGACACGAGATGACTTCATCACCCTGCCTCAGTTAATTCATGGCGTCTGCTACAGCGTACCGGTTGCAAAGCTGGCTGATGTGCTGGCGCGCTGGGATAACAGTACAGCAGCTGACTATGCCGTGGGTAATGCATACGGCGGTAATGTGGTCTATCCCTGCTGGTCGCTTGTGGATCACGACGATGGTGAGTCAGTTGAGCAGCACCCGGATGGGATGCCACGGACTGAGCGTCGCAGAGCATGGAGGATTGCCTGATGCCTGCTGCTATACCGAGAGCATGCCGTAAACGCGGCTGCGCCGGAACGACAACAGATCGTTCAGGTTACTGCGATAAACACCGCCATGAAGGCTGGCAACAGCATCAACGTGGTCAGAGCCGCCAGCAACGTGGTTATGGTAGCAAATGGGATGTTCTAAGAGCCACCGTGCTTACTCGTGACAAACATTTGTGCCAGAACTGCAAGCGCAACAATCTGATCTCTCCCGCAAAGACCGTTGACCACATCATCGCTAAGGCCAATGGTGGCACGGACGACATGAGCAACCTCGAATCTCTTTGCTGGCCCTGTCATCGGTCGAAGACTGGCCGCGAACGGTTCAAATGAGAATCAATATCAAATATTTAATTGCAAATGCAATCATTTCATGTTGAATGATAATGATTGTCATTTGTGGGGAGGCGGGTCAAAAGTTCAGACCCCATGCTGTTAAGGACCGCCGCCTAACCTCTTTTCACATCGCCGCAGGTTAGAAAACTTTTTTATGGGGTCCCCCATTCGATGATTAATAGGAGTTTTCGATTATGTCTGGACCACCGAAAACCCCGACCCATCTACGTTTGGTGAGGGGTAACCCATCTAAACGCCCGATCAATGAAAACGAACCAAAACCTGCTGCTGGGGTACCCCCAACACCGAAGCATTTCGACAAGCAGGGAAAGTACTGGTTTAAGCGGATGGCCGATGAGCTCGATGCGCTTGGTGTCATGTCGCAGCTGGACGCGAGAGCACTTGAGCTGCTGGTTGAGGTTTACACCGAGTACCGGCATCACTGCGATACGCTGGAGAGAGAAGGCTACACCTACGCCGTATATAGCGAAGATGAACCAGACGAAGGTAAAGAGCGGGAAATACGCATGATCAAGGCCCACCCGGCCGCCATCATGAAAGCTGATGCCTGGAAACGTCTTCGTGCCATGCTTGGTGAGTTTGGCATGACGCCAGCCAGCCGCTCTAAAGTGAATGCAAAAGGCCCTGATGCGGTTGATCCGCTGGCCGAGTTTATGAAAGCGAGGGACTAATGGCGAAGGTTGCTGAAGGCATCCGCTACGCCGAAAGGGTAGTGGCGGGGGAAATTATTGCCTGCGAGTATGTGCGCCTTGCCTGTCAGCGTTTTCTCGACGATCTGGCTCACGGCGAAGAGCGCGGAATTTTCTTCAGTGAGCCGCGTGCACAGCACATTCTGAATTTCTACAAGTTTGTGCCTCACGTAAAAGGCGCGCTGGCAGGCCAGCCTATTGAGCTGATGGACTGGCATATTTTCATCCTGATTAATATTTTTGGTTTCGTTATCCCACTGGTTAACGAAGAAACGGGAGAAACCGTCCTGCGAAACGACGGCAGCGGTCGGCCAGTCATGGTCAGGCGCTTCCGTACAGCTGATGTTGAGGTGGCCCGTAAAAATGCCAAATCAACGCTTTGTTCTGGTGTAGGGCTTTATATGGCTGGTGCTGACGGCGAGGGCGGTGCGGAGGTTTATTCAGCTGCCACCACTCGTGACCAGGCGAGAATTGTTTTTGAAGATGCGAAGAATATGGTCAAGAAGGCGAAAGCCACGCTTGGGCGGCTCTTCGAATTCAACAAGCTCGCTATCTACCAGGAACAAACCGCCTCCAAATTCGAGCCTTTATCATCAGATGCGAACAACCTCGATGGCCTGAACATCCACTGCGCCATCGTCGACGAGTTGCATGCTCATAAAACCCGTGACGTCTGGGACGTTCTGGAGACGGCGACGGGCGCGCGCCTGCAATCGCTGCTTTTCGGTATCACCACCGCTGGCTTCAACAAAGAAGGTATCTGTTACGAACTACGCGATTACGCAATCAAGGTCCTGCGCGGCCTGGTTAAAGACGATACGTTTTTTGCCATCATCTACACCTTAGATGAAGGTGACGATCCCTTTGATGAAAAAGTCTGGCAGAAGGCGAATCCGGGGCTGGGTATCTGTAAGCGCTGGGATGACCTGCGCCGCCTGGCTAAAAAGGCGAAAGAGCAGGTTTCGGCCAGGATTAACTTTTTCACCAAGCATATGAATATCTGGGTTACCGCTGAGTCTGCCTGGATGGACATGATGAAATGGGAAAAATGCGGGTTTATCGCCCCGCAGCACGAACTGAAAACCTATCCCTCATGGGTGGGCGTTGACCTTTCAAACAAAATTGATATCTGTGCTGCCGTTAAAGTCTGGCGTGCCCCAGATAGTCACGTTCATGCGGATTTCAAATTCTGGTTGCCGGAAGGGCGCCTTGAAAAATGTTCCCGCCAGATGGCAGAGCTATATCGCAAATGGGACGATATGGACAAACTGATCCTTACCGACGGGGATGTAATCGACCATGCGCAGATCAAAGAAGAGCTACAGCAGTGGGTTGCCGGTGAAAGCCTGAAAGAAATTGGGTTCGATCCATGGAGTGCTACGCAGTTCAGTCTTGCGCTGGCAGAGGAAGGGCTGCCGCTTGTGGAAGTACCGCAGACGGTTCGAAATTTCTCTGAGGCGATGAAAGAGGTTGAAGCGCTGGTTTATGGTGGCCGTTTCCATCACAGCGATCACCCGGTAATGAACTGGATGATGTCCAACGTAACCGTTAAACCTGACCGGAACGATAACATTTTCCCTAACAAGTCCACACCAGAGGCCAAGATTGATGGCCCGGCGGCATTGTTCACAGCAATGAGCCGCGTTCTGGTTAACGGTGGCAACGACCAGCAGGATCTCTCCGGATTCTTCAATAATCCCATTATGGTAGGTTTCTGATGAAAAAAAACAAACAGCCAGGCAGGGTGAAAAGCGCTCTGCTTAACTGGCTTGGTGTGCCTATCAGCCTGACTACCGGCACGTTCTGGGAGGAATGGTTTGGTACCAGCAGCAGCGGCCAGGTCGTCACTGCTGACAAAGCGATGCGGCTTTCAGCGGTATGGGCCTGCGTCAGGCTGCTCAGCGAGTCTGTTTCCACCCTGCCGCTGAAGATTTACGAGCGCCAGGCGGACGGTTCACGCAAGGCAGCAACGAACCATCCTGCCTATTCAGTGCTTTGC